GCTTTGCCTCGCGAAGCTCGCACGGGGCGGTAAGGCACCGACCGATCCACGGTGCGGATCACGCGCTCAACTAAATCACCGCCATTATTCACTTCCGCCACGATTCGGTCCGCACGGTGGCGGTGATATCCGGAGATGGCTCGCCTGGCCCAGCCATCCGGTGAAAGACGGCAGGAGAGGTCCTCGAGGACGTAAGCGTGCCCGTCCTGCCCTTTCCCGGCAATGATGATTCCAGTCTCGTTGGCATTTTCACCGCTACTCATGGCAGGGTCGATGCCCACCAAGACTCGGCTTAGTTCGGGAATGCGCGGCACTCGATAGGTCTCAATGTGCTGCCTTTGCCAGAGTGCGCCCGGGACATCTTCCAGCAATTCGGCATGCAATTCCTGGCGGCCCAGCCGGGTGCCTTCGTACCTTCTTGTCATGCGGTCGAGAAAGCTTGGGGCCAGATTCGCGATATTGTCGTAGGTGCTGCCGCGGGTCACTACGGTCATGGGATCTTGCAGAAGGTCACGAATCAGCTTGATGGGGCGCGGCGTGGTGGTGGCTACGATGCGGGGATGAGCGCCCAGGCGTAACCCGAATTCCAGATTGTCCCAAGCCTCCTGGGGATATTTCCATTTGGCGGGCTCATCGGCCCAGGCGGCGTCATGCTGCGGACCGCGGAGTTGGTCCGGTTCATCTCCCGAGTAGGCCATGGCAATCGCCCCGTTGGGCCAGGTCAGGCAGCGCTTGGAAGGTTCATAAAGCGGCCGGAAATCAGGCCGGCTGATGGCCAGCAGGCCGCTGTCCCCCTCGATCATGACGTTGCGAACGTCGGCCGAAGTCTCTCCCACCAAAGCGATGCGTCCGCTGCAACCGCTCTCGACCTGTTTACGAACCCATTCCGCACCGGCTCTGGTCTTCCCGAAGCCACGGCCCGCGTTAATGAGCCAGACCCGCCAGTCGCCGTTTGGCGCTAGTTGATTAGGTCTTGCCCTCCAGCCTTCCCACTGGTACGGCAGCCTTATCTTCTCTTCTGGCGTCAGCCGCGCCAGAAACGCTCGCCACAGCTCGGGTGGCTGCGATGCTAGCAAGCTCATCGGTGATTCGTTTGTCGAGTTCGTCATTGGAGATTTGGATAGGGCCGCCATCGGGCCCGCTGTGCTGCAAAACGTGCGTTTCCTTCCAGCCGGCGCGGCATTTCAGCCAAAAAATGGTGGCTGCCGGGCACTTGGCCGAAGTGGCCATCTGATACGCAGTTTGTGCCACGGCCGAGTTTGCCTTGGTGGCTCCGATGTCCAACTGGTGACGGAAATGTTTCCGCAGCGTCTTGGGATCTATGCCGTGATCGCCGATGGTGCGTGCCACCTCCTCCTCGGAAATGCCATAGGCAGCCATCGCCTCCACTGTACGCCTCTGCTCGGCTGTTGCCTCAAATCTGGGTCTCGCCACGTCTGTTTTGCCTGCCCAAGGACAGAGTACAAGCTACGAGCGAGCATTAAAAGGAACGTTTCTGTTGCAGCAGAAACGTTCTATTTTCGTGCAGGACGGCCGCGCCTTTTCAACGGGTTAATGCCCATAAGCCTGAAGACATGACGAGCGCCCTTCATAACTCCCGGCCGTTCGCTTTCACGCGGCATGTCATTCAGAACCTGTATTCTGGCAGCCCAGTGGACATGTGACGACTCGTCGAGCCTGATGCCGGGAGTACGCTCAAACTCTTTCATGGCGGCAATTTCGGATTCAATTCCGTCGAGCTGCGCGGCTAGCGAACGCTTGCATGCTTCCATGGTGCGACGCTCGAAATCCGACCGTTTTTCGACTCGAAACCGCCAGGGCTGGGTCGGAAACGTGATCGAGAGTTCCTCCTCGTGGCGCGCTCCAGCCCATGTCCAGGTCGCTGGCCGCGGGGGCATGGCGTAGCGCTCGGCGGCACGCGCATGGCGCGCCCAGTGGCCCAAAATCTGGACCGCGAGACGGGACAATAATTCATTCGCAGAGATATTCTCGTTTTGTACGATGAGGAATTCAGGGAAGTTGAAGAGTCGTATCCACTGCCCTAGCGCTTTATCGAAGGGCAGGCTGGTTGGATCTTGCTTGTAAAGCGGAAGCAACTCGCGCAGAGTTGTCGCAACCATTCCGCCTTTCAGTTTGAAAGCTTCGGCGACGAAGAGATACCAGGTTTTGACTTGTACCGCGTTTCCTGGATTGCCGGGTTCGTAGAATTCCCCGAGGTCGTCAGCGATGCTGTTAGAGGCGGACCTCCTGGTGGCGACTGGCCGCTCAGCTCGCATCTGCTCAATGTTCCGGCGCCATTGTGCCCTGCACTTGAGGCTGCAGAGATACTCTTTTGGTTTCTTACGCCGCTGATACCGGCGGTAGCAGTTCTGGCATGTAAGGGTGTAGAAAGCCCATCGATTTTTCATAGCTCTTGAGTCTGTTGGCATGATGTTCACCTTAGCTCCCGCTTTCGAGGACCTGCTGGCGTGCGGATTCCGTTTGTTCGAAGGTCCGGCCGTCATCGGCCAGGGTGGCCTGCTGGCCAGTGATTTGCTGCCACCTGCGCACAATGACGTCAACATATCGGGGATCGATGTCGACACCGTAGCAGACGCGCTCGAGCAACGCAGCCGCAATCAGAGTGGTTCCAGATCCCAGGAAAGGATCGTAGACCAGATCTCCGCGTTCGGTGTGGTTCAGTATCGGCCGGCGCATCAGCTCGACAGGTTTCTGCGTGCCGTGCCCGGTAGCAACCTCTTCTCGGTTCCCCCCGAAGGAGTTCAGGTTCGCTACCTGCCACAGCGTAGACTGCGTGCGGTCCCCGCGCCAGTTGGATGGGCTGCCTTTTCGCACCGCATACCAGCAGGGCTCATGCTGCCAGTGATAATGGCCACGGCTCATGGCGAAATGCTGCTTTGCCCAGATGATCTGTGCACGAATGTCGAAACCGGCCGCATGCAGCGCATCGCTGGCCGTTGCGGCGTGTATACCGGCGTGCCACAGGTAGACCACATCACCGGGGAACAGCCGGTAGGCGTCAGTCCAGTCCGCGCGGTCATCGTTCCGCACCGCTCCGCGCTGACGTTGGCTGCCCAGTCCGGCTACTTCACGCCACTTGGGATCGTACGAAACTCCGTAGGGTGGGTCGGTAATCATCAGCAGTGGCTTGTTTCCCTCAAGCAGGCGGGAAACGTCTTCCGCACAGGTAGAGTCACCGCAAAGGACCCGGTGCGGCCCGCATCGCCAGAGATCTCCTGCCCTTGTGACCGCGTGGGTGGGCAACTCCGGAACCGCATTCGCCAGTTCGTCGGAGACGTCCAGCGCGAGTCCAAGCAGGTGATCGATCTGGCGAGGTTCGAATCCGGTCAGCCCGAGGTTAATGTCCAGCTGCTGCAGCTCGAGTATTTCCGGGGCAAGCAGTGCAAGATTCCAACTGGATTCTTCGTGGCTGCGATTATCCATCAGCCGCAGCGCTTTCACCTGCGCGGGCGTGAGTCCCCGGGCCACGTGCACCGGCACGGTGGCGAGTCCCAATTTTCTCGCCGCGAGCAGCCGGGTGTGGCCGGCTATAATCACGTCGTGCTCATCCACGACGATCGGCTGCCGCCATCCGAACTCGCTAATGGAGGCTGCAACTTTGTCGATGGCCGATTGCGGGATCTCCCGAGCGTTGCGCGCATACGGGATCGGTCTGGCGATAGGCCATTCTTCTATCTTCATCTGCGTCATGCTGTGATCAGGCATCTGTTTAGTACTCCCACCTGAACAATCGGCAATGAGCAGAAAAAGCCCCCAACCATTCGGTGGCGAGGGGAGGAGAGAGGAGATTTCGGTTAAGCGCCCAAGATTTCTCCGCGCCAGGGCGGACGAGATCTTATGATTGGTCTCGCACCAGATCTCGCCACAGCCGCCTCTGCTCGTCCCAATGGATGCACTGCGCGATGTGGCGGACGTTGGCCTCCACAATAGGCTGCATATGACTCTTTTCTTCCCAAAACAAAATGGTTTCCTGAATGTCCGGCGCCAAATAGAGCAGGCTCATGATTTGGGTGATCCGTGCTCCGGTGACACGGCCCGCCCTGGCTAGCTCGGCATAGTCCCGGACCGCGCCCTCTCGCACCTGTCCCTCTAGCTTGATGGCCAGTGCCAGCAGCCGCGCGATCCTGGGCAGGGTGCCCGCGGCAGCGATCCGAGTGGGCGCTGGCTGGGTGGCGGCTAACGACCGAACAGTCTTCACGTCCTGCGCGGTCCGCACTCGCGGGATGCTCGCGCGCAGGCGATCATCCACCTCATTCCAGAGTTCCCGATCCACGATGGCTTCATGCTCACCCGGGTACAGCTGTCCCTGGTGACGGATCTGGCCGGTGTAAATCACGTTACCGAGCAAGGCCATCAATGTGTTCCTGTTGAACGGGCGGCCGCCATGGAGTTTGCCGGACTTCGTCATCCATTGCTTCGTAACCCACCCGTTTTGGCTGAGCCGCTGCAGCACGCTGTCCAGGAATCCACTGTCCCGGTAGAGCTCGAAGATGCGGCGCACCTGCTCGCCCTCAGGTCGATTGACAACCAGCCGGCCGCCTTGGGGCGCCACGTCATAACCCAGCACGGGAATTCCACCCACCCATTTGCCCTTGTGCCGCGCGGCCGACATTTTGTCACGCGTGCGCTCGGCAATGATCTCCCGCTCAAATTGGGCAAACGACAACAGAATGTTGAGCGTTAAGCGGCCCAGCGACATCGACGTATTGAACTGCTGGGTGACCGATACAAAGCTGACTTTCCGCTGCTCAAACGAGTCCAGGATGCGGGCGAAGTCGAGCAGAGACCGGCTCAGCCGATCCACTTTGTAAACGATGACGCAGTCGATGCCGCCGGCATCGATATCGGCGAGCAATTGCTGGAGCGCGGGCCGGTCCATGTTGCCCCCGGTAAACCCGCCATCGTCATAGTGCTCCGGCAGCGCTGCCCAGCCTTGCTCACGCTGGCTCAAGATGTAAGCCTCGGCGGCTTCGCGCTGCGCATCCAATGAATTGAAAGCCTGCGAGAGCCCTTCCTCGGTGGATTTTCGCGTGTAAATGGCACAACGGACGATGGCCATAATCGCTCTCCCCTCACGAACTCAGTCGGAAGAACGCGTAGCCGTTCCAACTGGTACCGGTAGTGTGCTGAGCCACGGCACTGAGCGATTTGAAAACTTGGCCGTTGTACTCGAACCCATGCTCCAGAACGGTAACGCTGATGCGCTTGCCTTTGAAATCCCGGACCAACACCGCTCCCGGTTCAGGGAGTCTCCGGTCCCTGGCCGACAGCACCGTGGCCGAAGTTTCTGAGATGGGATCGGATCCTTTCAGAGAGCGATTCGGCGGGAGGAGGCGCAAATCCGCATCGTTAGCGATCTCTAACGCGCGCCGGCGGGCGCGCTCTGCCAAGCCGCCTTCGGCGAGTACCTGTAAGCGCCAGCCAATTCTTCGTGCTACCTGCTGCTTATGCCGCGAGCCAGGGGGCTCGCCGAAAAGCTCCATGTGTTTGTGCAGGAGCTGTTGGAACGTTAGGTCTCTGAGAGCATCGATTTGCCGGGATAACGATTCATCCATATAGGGATTTTGGTCTCCTTTCAGGTGAGATAACTCCAATCCCATGAACGCTCTGTGCGCGCTACAAAGCAAGCCAACCAACCGCATTGTAGGATGACCTTTTGCAGACGAGCCGGCGGGAAAAACTCAAGCATCCAGGGATCATCAAGGTCTGCAATCCTGCAGCGTGTTTTCAGTGACTTAGCAGTTCTGAAACCGCAATTGGCCCGGACCCAGTCGACCCCAACATCCTCCGGTGAGCCTTTTTCCCTTTTTATAGACGGGAAAAACCCCCTTCTCAGAACAGGAGGCGCTTCCTGGGGACCCGGAGAAATCGTGTCCTTTCGGCATGCCTGCGTGAAATCCGCCGGGTATACACCCTGATGAATCTGGTTGGCTGCGGTTGAGTTAGCCCGCCGGAAACGCGCTGAGGAGCAACGATCTACTTGGTCTGGTTGAACCAAA